CCTTAATCACCATGCGCGTATTTTGCGCCGCAAGGGAGTAAACGCCCTTGTGATAGTCGCTCAAAAAAACGTGCGTTGATTCTTCCAGCTTTGCGCGGTAGTTGCTATATTTGCTATCACCGTTCTGCAGGCTCAGCCAGCCGCGAATGCCGTAAACATCCGCCCATGCCTGCACCGCTTCGCCAATCTCATTCCTTGCGCCCGTAGATGCCGCCTGAATCGTTCCGACGATGTTGCCGCCAATATTAGCCATACTCAGCACCGCGCCTTCCTGTATGCCTTCAAGCAGCCCAGCAACGATGCCGGATAGCCCATGACCTGATTCGCTCCATCCTGCGAGAAGTAGGTCACGGAATGCCGGGAAAGCGTCTCACTCTGGATTCCAACCTTTGCCCGGTTAATGACTTCCCACTCCATGAGATTGACGGCGCATGCCTCAACATCTGCCGGATATGCAACCTTTGTCACAAGCACCGGCCCTTCATCCTGCACGCATTCCTCGACCGTGAAGGCCGGGCCGTCAACGATAGCAACTGTATAGATGCCTGCATTCAGATCGGATTCGCTCACCTGCACAGTGTCGCCAGGGCGGAAAAGGGCGGGCGTGGTGCACAAAAAAGCGCCGCCTTCAATAAAAGCAGCGCTCCTGCATGTGCGCACCTGAAAGTTGTTGTTCGTATATGCTCGAATCGTCTGCTCGATTGCGTCCAGCTTCAGCCGGATTTTTTCGTCCGTCCAATCGTCGAGCTTCACGAGCCGCTTGATTTTTTCAACGGAAATAATCATTCCGCATCACCGGCCTTTGCAGCCTTTTTGCGGCTCTTTGTTGGTGCTTTTGCTTCCGGCTCTGCCCCGATGCTGTCAAGGCGGCCCGCGCATTTCGCAAGGATCGAAAGCTCGCTATATGTCACGGCAGGGACTTCACGCAGTTTGACTTCTGCGCCCACCGTGAATCCTGCAGCATCCCAGCGCACGGCGTATGTTTTGCCGCCCGAAAGCAGGTAGGGCAGGCCATCCGCGATAATAAATCGGTTCATAGCCTGCCGCCTCCTTAATTAGCCGTTGGACTTGATAAGGCCGATCTTGACGTTCTTTGCGTTGAACTTGAGCGCCCAGTTGGCGGAAGCGCCCAGCTCTTCAAAGGTCGGGGATTCATCTGCAACGTTATCCACAGCCAGAGAGAGGCCGTTCGGGTGCAGAACCTTACCCTGCTTGGTGTAGAATTTTTCGATACCAGCAGAAGCTTCCGGATCGTAGTTGGTGGTGTACTGGTTCTCGTAGTTCTGCTTGTCGGCGGAGCGGAAAGCGCCTTCGCCGAACAGATAGGTCTTGTACACCGGGAAACCAGAAACGGAAGTATCCACGGTATAATAGTCGGTCACGAGCGGAATCTTACCATTGATGGTCGGAAGCTCGATATCCTGACGCAGGATGTTGCCGACGGTGTACTTACCATAGTCAACAAGACCAAGCTTTTTGTAGGTTGCGAATACCTTGCTATGCATGACTACGAGGCCGAGACCGCCAGCCATATCGCCGAGAGCAGCCTGCTCTGCGTCGATCATGGTAGTTTCGTTGATGCGGTTAGCATCGCCAACAGTGCCAGAAGTGATGGACAGATCGGTCACATGATCGGACAGTGCAGCAACGCCGAGAATAGCGTCCGCAATATTCATCATCTCGCGTTCCCATACCTGCTTGTAGTAGGCCGCGATCTTGGACTTGATATTGCCGAGCGGATCAGCGCTGGTCAGCTCCTTGGTGAAGTCCTTGGACTTGAAAGCTTTCATACGCTGAATCAACATGCAAGTCTGCTTGTCGCCGGAAATCTCGACCGGAACGTTATTCGTCTTTCCGTCGTTATTCAGCGGGGCCATGTTGCTGTCGAAAACGTTCAGCGGCTTATAGATCGGAATAGTGGCGACGTTGCCCTTGCTGCCGATCAGATCCATAATGGTTGCATCCTGCTGGACGATGCCGGATGCGATGATCTCATTTTTCCAGAAATCTTCCTCCTGCATCATGGAGGCGAAAACTTCTTCGTCGAATACAAAGCCGCCAAAGTTACCAGTGCGTGCCATAGATTATACCCTCTTTCTTTTATTTGGTTGTGAGCTGCTTGAAAAGCTGCTCATTTTCATTCTTGAGCTTCAACCGTTCGTTATAGCCCATTTTTGCAAACTGTTCTTTCGTCACGGTCAGCGGGCCATTGTCGCTTTCCGGCAATCTGTTATCGCCGAGAACCTTGCGGCCGCTTGCTGCCGTGAAATGGTTGGATAGGCTCGTCTTTACGCCAGAAAGAATCTCGTCCCATCCTTTGATATGGTCGTCCTCGTCCACCTCAAGCGCCTTGCCCTGCTCTTTCAGGTTGGAAAGAATTTTGTAAGAAACATATTCAACGTCAGAGCAGCCCGCCTCAATAAGGCCCACTTTGAGCGCCGCAGAACGCTTCGTTTCTGCGAGCTGCTCCTGCAACTGCTGCACCTGCGTTTTGTATGCGTCGAACTGGCCCTGCATTTCGGCATTGCCTTTTGCCGCCTTTTCGAGATTGGCAATAAGGCCGTTTGCCGTGTCAAGCTCAGTCTGCTTGCCGGTGAGCATGCCGTTCAGCTTTTCGATTTCCGAATCATACTTGCCCTTGCCGACGTATTCCCCGCCTGCGAGATTCGCAAGCTTTACGAGCTTGTCTTTGTTGGCTTCGTTGCCGTTGTGCTGGTTGATCTTTGCCTCTACCTGCGCATAAAGCTCTTCACCGAGGATTTCACGCAAAAACTCCATATCTGCTCCCTTCTCTTCCGCTGTTTTTATAGCCGGTGCCGCCGGGGGAAGGATGCTTTTTGTAAACGCGCTGCATCAAGCGCCATTTTTTCGGCCTTTTATATGTCTTGCCGGGGACATGGAGCCGTCACGGGGACTTGAACCCCGAACCTGCAGATTACAAATCCGCTGCTCTACCAATTGAGCTATGAGGGCATAAGAAAAGCACTGCCCCGGAGGGAGGTGCTTTGAAAAATCATTCGTCGTACTCGATAAAAGCAACGTTTTGAAATTCAGAAATGTGCGTGTTAATGTAGTCGGACATTATCACGGCAAGGATTTCGGAAAACTGCTCGTAGCCAATCGCAGTAAAATGCCCGCCGATTTCGTCATCTCTTACAGTTTTCGTTTCGTACAAATCCGCATACTCCGCAAGGTCTAAACAGTGGACGGGATATGTACTTTTATACGAGGCCACAATATCGCGCACGGCCTTATTGTAAGGTGCGAATTTGCTTTCGCCGCGCGGGCACGTTTGAATGAATATCTTTGCGTCCGGACTAATAGCATTAAGCTGCCGCACAATCGCGCTCATGCCGCCATAGTACGTCTGGGCGCTTGTGCCTATGTCGGAAGCCGAGCCGATCGGAACATATCTATCAGTACCGCTCGCAGTATCATTCAACATCAATCCAATCACATAGGCCTGCACCTTTCCGCTTGCTTTCGCTTTCGGCAATCCTCTGTCTTTGGTCTGCCATGTCAGCACGTTTGCACCGGATACGCCGCAATTGATCCACTCATTGCCCGTAAGCGTTGCCATATAGTGCGGCCACGCAAAATCTTCTTTTGTGATAGCGGCCAATCCGTTTACGCTCATATGCCCGGAAGTGTAACTGTCGCCACAGCAGCACACACGTTTGAAAATTTTGCAGGTAGTGCGATTCAAGGCAAGCGATTTTTTAACACTGGAAATCTCCGCCTCGAAAGCGCTGATATTGCTTTTCAAGCTTTCGACACTTTCCAGAAGCGCGGAGCCATTCAAATAGATGATTCTTCGCGTTTCGTCAGTGGCGTAGATTTTGTTCTTGTCAAAAACCCATGCGCCGCTTGCAAAAATCAGACATACAAGCACGTCGCCGTGCTTGTATTCGTCCTCAACATGCCGGATTTCCAGCGCGTTCGTCTCATTCAATACCACTCTGACAGTTTCGCCACCAGAATGGATAGGATAGCTTGCGAAATCTACGCTTGTGGCGGAGATGTTCGCCCACTTTCCATTCTCAAAGAAAAATAGGCCGCTTGCGGTGATCGTCTGCGCCGTTGTGTCGATTTCAATTTTTCCGGAAGTGCCGCCGATGATCTTATTCCACGGGAGGAACATGTTCGTCAAATCAAGCTGCAGTTTTCCGTCAAAATAGATGTTGTTGCAGTAGCATATAGGTGCATCGGTCGCCACGCCATCCGGAGAGAACAGGCAGACGAACACGATTATATCCGTTGCGAGCAAATCTTTTACGCCATCTTCCACAATCCTGCGCAGCGCAAATGTCTTACTTACCGTATCTACCACATAAGCCCACGACGCATGATTGCCGTATGCGCTAACCACGCTCTTATAGTCAAGCTCACCATTTGCGTAGGTATCCACAAACCAATATGCGTTGTTAGCGTAAATATACGGCTTACTGTTAGCGTGCGGATTGCATGTAATTGTGCCCGCTGCTGTGTCAACTATGATGTCGCCATGAACGATTCGTTCAGCGTTTCGACCCACAGGAATCTTGCCTATCTTTTGAGAAGCCGCATTAAACTGCGCCCTTACTGCCGCGCCTGCCGTGGCGTAGGTTTTGCCATCCGCGCCCACCCGAATATCCATCAATTCCGCATCGCCGGTCGTGCTGCCGTTGGACAGTGCCACAATGTTATCAATGCGGGAGCGCTCCACATCCAGCGCCGCATTGGTCTTTGCGGCCTCGGTGTAGACAAGCCCGCGCAACTCTCCTTCTCTGGCCTCTGCCCACGCATCAACATTCGTTGCAACAGTCTGCGTGATGCTCCGAATCGTTTCAGCTTCCCACTGGGCGATAATGTCCACATATTCCGCTTCAAACGTATCGCCCGCATCAATGCCGTCCGTGATGGAGATATTCTCAAATCGCGCCGTGTTCCATTCATAGGTGATCTGATCGCCTTCGACGCACTTGTATTTGACGAGAAAAGCCAGCTTTCCGGCGTACTGCGTAGCATTGGAAGAAATCAGCCACGAACAAAGGACGGCGTTTTCGTCGTCCGGCGCAATCTGCAAATCCTCTACCGTATATCGGCCTTTGACCTGCTCCTTTGTAGCCGCATCAACATTGATATAGTGGACTTCCACGCGGTTGCAAAGGCTCATATCGTGGGCCTCAACGTATCGCGGAACCACGAACGAGAATTTTTCGCTGTTATGGTCGCCCTGAATAAGCGTGATCTTCTTGTGCGCCTTGCTGGTTATCGCCCTTGTGATAGGATCAATCACAAAGCGAGCATCTGTATCTTTAACGGAATGAACGTGTGTCATGCTGCCGCCTTTCTTGCATAAGAAAAAGGAGCTGAAATCAATCAGCCCCTTTCAGGTCG